TGCTGCTGGCGGTGCACCTGCTGCCCCTAGTTTTAATGTTGTTGGTACTGGTGGTGCAAATCAAATAGCACAAGTTATGAACGATCAAGGAATTCCACCTGTACAAGCTTATGTAGTTGCTAGTAATGTAACATCAGCACAAAGTTTAAATAGAAACATAGTAAACAATGCTACTTTAGGCTAAATAACAATTTAATATAATATTAATTTTTAAATAAAAACTAAATGAATTTAATTGAATTAATTATAGACGATAACGAAGAATTGCAAGGTGTTGAAGCTATTAGCGTAGTAGAATCACCTGCAATAGAATCGGACTTTGTAGCTTTAAAAGCAGAAGAAGTTAAACTTGCTGAGGTAAGTAAAGAAAAGCGTATCTTAATGGGTGCTGTATTAATACCGGAAAAACCTATCTATAGAAAGAGTGGAGATACAGAGTATTACATTTACTTTTCAAAAGATACTGTAGTAAAAGCTTCACAATTATTCTTAAAAAAAGGTAACCAATCTAATAGTACTTTAGAACACCAAAAAGCTATTGAGGGTTTAACAGTTGTTGAAAGTTGGATAGTAGAAGATCTAACTAAAGACAAATCTGCTTTATATAATTTAAGTGTACCTGTAGGTACTTGGATGGCTTCTATAAAAGTTGATAATGATGAAATTTGGAATGACTTTGTAAAAACAGGTAAGGTTAAAGGGTTTAGTTTAGAAGGGTATTTTGCTGATAAATTAGAATCTAAAAAAGAGTTAAGCAAACAACTTACAGAAGAAGAAACTTTAATAGAGCAAATTAAAGAAGTATTAAGAAACAATTAAATAATAAATAAATATGAGCAAAAAAACAAAAAGTAAAACAAGCCCAGAAGGTGGAAGAAAAGGTTGTCTATGTGATGACGGAACTTATAAATCAGAATGCTGTAATGGAGATCTACAAAATCAAGGAGTAGGAACTTTAGTTAGTCAAGGTATTAGCGAAGTAACTAATACTAACCAAGCTAGAGTAATAAGTAACTCAAGAGGTTAAAAATATAACAATAAAACAATTATTAATTTTTAAAACAAAAACAATGCGTAACGAATTAAATAATGTAACTAGCAAATTGTTTAAAACTGATTTGGCACAGCATAAAGTTGATTTAGGTTTAATTGATGAAATATCAAAAGAATTAGAAACAGCTTTTTCTTCTCAAGATGTAGAAACTGAAATTAATAATGCAGTAATGAAATTACAAAAATCATTACCTTTTTATAAATCAGTAGTAACTAAATGTGACGAAGCATTACTTAAAATTAAAGATTTAGGAATAACTGGTGGTGTGGATAAAAGAGTAATTGAGCAAAAATCAGAAGCTACATCTATGATTAAATCAATAGAAAATAGAATATCAGGTTTATCTAAATTAAGAAAATAAAGTATTTAACTAAATTAAATATAAATATGTCAAATGTAATTAATCAAATCAAAACCATTTTGGGAATGGAAGTAAAACTTGCCCAAATGAAGTTAGATAACGGAACGGTTTTAGAAGCCGAAGCTTTTGAAGCTGGTATGCCTGTTTTTATCGTTAACGAAGAAGATCGTATCGCTTTACCAGTTGGTGAGTACAAACTAGAAGATGGTATGATGCTAATCGTTGTTGAAGAAGGTATTATCGCTGAAGTTAAAGAAGCAGAAATGCCTGAAGCTGAAGTTGAAGCACCTGAAGTAGAAGTAGAAGTTGAACAAGAAATGTCTGAAACTGCTACTCCTAAAAAAGTTATCGAATCTACAATTAGAGAATCACACTTTTCGAAAGAAGAAGTAGACGCTTTAAAAGCAGAAATCGAAGCTTTAAAAACTGAATTAGCATCTTTAAAAGCTGTTGAAGTAGTAGAGGAAGTAGAATTATCTGCTCAACCTTTAGTACACAACCCAGAAGCTAAATCTGAAGTTAAATTAAACTTATACTCACAATCAAGAAGTAAAACTACTTTTGATACTGTGTTAGGTAAAATTGCAAATATTAAATAATAACAAATTAAACACTAAAAAAGATGCCGACTACAACATCAATTACAACTACTTATGCTGGTGAATTTGCAGGTAAATATATTTCTGCTGCTTTATTATCAGCTGCTACTATCGAAAACGGTGGTATCGAAGTAAAACCAAACGTTAAATACAAAGAAGTTATTAAAAAAATCGCTACTGATGCAATCGTTAAAGATGCAACTTGTGATTTTACTGCTACTTCTACTGTAACTTTAACTGAGAAAATTTTACAACCTGAGGAATTCCAGGTAAATTTACAATTGTGCAAGAAGGACTTCCACTCGGATTGGGAAGCCGTTCAAATGGGTTACTCTGCTTTTGATTCTTTGCCTCCATCATTTGCTGATTTCATTTTATCTCACGTAGCTGCTAAAGTTGCTGAGAAAACAGAACAAAACATCTGGAGAGGTGTTACTGCTAATGCAGGTGAATTTAACGGAATTGCTACTTTAGTTGCTTTAGACGCTGCTTTACCAACTGCACAAGAGGTTGCTGGTACTACAGTTACTGCTGCTAACGTAGTTGCTGAGTTAGGTAAAATTATTGATGCAGTTCCTGCTTCACTTTACGGAAAAGAAGATTTATATATCTATGTATCTCAAAATATTGCTAGAGCTTATGTAAGAGCTTTAGGTGGTTTTGGTGCTTCAGGTTTAGGTGCTAATGGTACTAACAATATGGGTACTCAATGGTGGAATAACGGATCACTTTCTTTTGATGGTGTAAAAATATTTGTTGCTAATGGTTTAGCTGCTAATACTGCTATTGCTACTTTGAAAAGTAATTTATTCTTTGGAACAGGTTTATTAAACGACCTTAACCAAGTTAAATTAATTGATATGGCAGATTTAGATGGATCTGAAAATGTAAGAGTAGTTGTACGTTTCACAGCAGGTGTACAATACGGAATTGTTGAGGATATCGTAACTTACGGAATCACTAACTCTGCTAACTAATAAATTAGCAAACTAACTTAAAAGGGTGGTGGAAAAAACACCATCCTTTTTTTTTATTAATAATCTTAAAAAATAAATTATGGCTTGTGATATTTCATTAGGTAGAATCGAACCTTGTAAAGATTCAGTAGGTGGATTGAAAGCTGTTTATTTCGTAAATTATGGTGATGCTACAGGGTACACTTATGATGCTACAAATACAGATGTTATTACAGATGTAGCAGGTACACCAACAGCATACAAATACGATTTAAAAGGTGCTTCAACTTTCACGCAAAATATTAATAGTTCTAGAGAAAATGGAACTACTTTTTTTGAGCAAGTATTAGCTCTTACATTTAAAAAATTATCTATTGTAGATAACAAACAACTTAAACTTATGGCTTATGGTAGACCACAAGTAATTGTTGAAGATAACAATGGTAATTTCTTTTATTCAGGTTTAAAACACGGAATGGATGTAACTGGTGGTACTATCGTAACAGGTGGTGCTATGGGAGATTTAAGTGGATATACTTTAACTCTTACAGGTATGGAGCCAGTACCAGCTAACTTTATCGGAGATACTTTAGCAGGTGCAGGGTTTACTGTAGTTTCAGGATCTTAATATTTAACTATATTACTTTTAAAGGGTGGCTAATTGCTACCCTTTTTTAGTTATAACAAATTTGTACTTTTTTAATTTTTAAAATAAAACAATGATAATACTAAAAGAACAGGAAGGAGTACAAACATTAAAACTAGCAATTAATGGATGCAGTGCTACTTCAATAGTTTTAGTAGATGAAGAAACTAGTTTAGAAACTGAAATTAATTGTGAGTTTTATATATCTGCTTACTATATGGAAATTAATGTAGTATTAGATGTAAAAGAAAATAAATACTATACAATTAAAGTTAAAAATGATACTGAAATAGTTTATACAGGTTTAGCTTTTTGTACAAATCAGGATATTGTAGATTACACTATAAACAAAAATGTTTACACAGAACATACTACAGATAACGAATTTATAATTTATGAATAATATACACATTTTAAATTTAAGTGCTTATACTTCTCCAATAATAGAGGAAAGCAAGAATAAAGATTTTGTACAATATGGTGCAGATAATAACTATTTTCAATACTTAATTGATAGATTTCTTTACTCTAATACTAACCACGCTATTATAACTGGTGTTACTAATATGGTATATGGTAAAGGTATTGCTGCTACTGATTCTAATAGAAAGCCAGATGAATATGCTCAAATGATGTCTTTAATTAAAGGAGATTGTTTAAAAAGAGTTGCTTTAGAAAGAAAGCTTTTAGGAATGGCAGCTATGCAGGTAGTTTACTCAAAAGGTAAAGTTACTACTATAGACCACTTCCCTATGCAAACTTTAAGAGCTGAAAAATGCAACGATAAAGGAGAGATTGAAGCTTGGTACTACCACCACGATTGGAGCAAATATAGAAATGGTGATGTATTAAAGCGTATTCCTGCTTTTGGTTTTGGTAACGGAAACGAAGTAGAGCTTTATATAGTTAAACCTTATATTAGTGGATATTATTATTATACACCTATTGACTATTCAGGTGCTTTACCTTATGCTAAATTAGAAGAAGAAATTGCAGATTATTTAATTAATGATGTAATGAATGGTTTTAGCGGTACTAAGGTAATTAACTTTAATAATAATATACCACCTGAAGAAAAAAGGCAAGAAATTGCAAACGATGTTAAGCGTAAATTAACAGGTGCTAAAGGAGATAAAGTAATTGTATCATTTAATGCTTCACAAGAGAATAAAACTACTGTAGATGATATTCCTTTAAACGATGCTCCTGCTCACTATGAGTATTTATCTACTGAATGTTTTGAAAAGTTAATTGTAGGTCACAGAGTTACTTCTCCAATGCTTTTAGGAATTAGAGATACAGGTGGTGGTTTAGGTAATAACGCAGATGAAATTGAAACAGCAACTAGATTATTTGATAATATTGTTATTAGACCTTACCAAATAGAAATTATAGATGCCTTAGATGTTATTTTAGCAGTTAATGGTATTTCGTTAAACTTATATTTTAAAACAATACAGCCTTTAGATTTTATCGATGTTAATACTGCTAATGCTACTACAAATGAAGAAGAAACTGGAGTCAAAATGGCTAAAGTTTGTTGTGCAAGTGATAAAGATACTCCTTTGGATATAGCGGATTTACTTATAAGTAAAGGAGAAGATTTAGGTGAAGAATGGTTTTTAATAGATGAAACTGAAGTAGATTATGATTCAGAAGAAGAATTAGATGCTGAAATAGATTTTTTAAACCACAAAAGTAAAAAAGAAGAAAATTTACTTTCTAAAGTTTGGAATTTTGTAAGAACAGGAACTGCTAAACCATTAACCAAATCTATAGATGATCAAGTAGTTGATGGTGTTACATTTATTACTAGATATGTTTATAGTGGTAACGAAACAGGTCAAAGAGATTTTTGTAGCAAAATGTTATCTGCTAATAAAGTTTATAGAAAAGAAGATATTTTAGCTATGGAAAGAGAAGTTGTAAATGAAGGTTTTGGAAAAAATGGGTCTGATTTTTACTCAGTCTGGTTTTATAAAGGCGGGCCTCGATGCCGCCACGCTTGGTTGCGTAGAACTTATGCTAGTTTTGACACTAAAATAGATCCTACAAATCCAAATGCTAAACCATTAAGTATTGCAAAAGCTGAAAAATATGGTTATAGAATTAGAAATGATAAAAAAGTTTCTATGAAGCCAAATGATATGCCTTATAAAGGATATACAGAAGAATATTGGTATAAAAAAGGTTTTAAAAATTAAGATATGGCTTACGCACTACTAATAAGTACAGAAGATATTAAAAAGTTTACTATTCTAAATGGTAATTTAGATGTAGATGATTTTATACAATATATAAAAATAGCACAGGATGTTACTATCCAAAATTATTTAGGAACTGATTTATACAATAAATTCCAGGATCTTATAATTTCAGGTGATATTAATGAAGCAGAGTTTTTAAGCTATAAAACGCTTTTAAACACTTATATTAAACCAATGCACATACACTGGAGTATGGTATACTATTTACCATTTGCATCTTATACAATAGCTAATAAAGGAGTATTTAAACATACTTCTGAGAATGCTAATACTTTAGAGAAGTTAGAAATAGATTATTTAGTAGAAAAGGAAAGAGATATTGCAGAACATTACACTCAAAGGTTTATTGATTATATGTGTTTTCAGCAATCGGAATTCCCTGAGTATACTTCTAATTCAAATGAAGATATGAACCCTGATACAAATAATTTCTATGGAAGTTGGGTGCTTTAAAAAACAAAGAAAGAAAGTAGGTAATTATAAGCCTAAAGAACAAAACAAAGAAAAACTACAAATATTCTTAACTAAGTTAGAAAAAAATGGGACTGAATTTTCAAAATATTAAAGGTGATACATTTGAACAAGTAACCTTTGAAGTAAAAATAAACGATGTAGCTGTAAACTTAACAGGTGCAGTTATTCGTATGCAGTTGCGTAAAGAATATGGCGGGGTAGTTGCTTTATCTTTAACTTCAGTTGCTAATGCTGGAATAACTATTACAAACGCTGCTAGTGGCTTATTTAAAATTAATAAGCAAATAATAAATGTAGCACCTTATAATTATATTTACGATATTGAAATTGATTTTGATAACGGAGATATTAAAACTTGGATCAGTGGTAACTTTCTAATTTTAGCAGATGTCACAAGATAACGTAAATATAAACATACAAGAAACTAACGATATTATTAATATTGTAAGTTCGGAAACTACCGAAGTTATTGATATTAATGTAGGTGAAACTGTAGAAGAAGTTACTTTAAATATTACTGAGGAGATTATCCAAGTAAATATTAATAAAGTTACAGGTGGTGGTGGCAATCAAACTTTAGCAGAAACTTTAGCATTAGGAAATGTAACAGGTGGTGAAAATATTGTTATAAACGATGCTGATTCTATTCAATTAGAAAATTCATCAACACTAAAAAAAGGTACTTATAATTTTGGTGGTAATGGTGGTATTTCTCGCATATGCTCAAATAATTATGAGGATATGTGGCAAAATGGTTTTAGACACGTATTTGACCAAAGTGGTTTTATAAGAAATTCAACTAATTGTTTTGATGCAGTACCTGATTCGTCTTTTGATGTTACATTAAGATTTAAAATTGGCTCTATTTGGACTTTAGATAATGGAACTAATTACATTTGTACTGATGCTACTGAAGGGGCTGCAATTTGGGAACTTTATAATGTAATACCAACTAATACAAGTGATTTAACTAATGATAGTGATTTTGTATCAGATGCTAGTTATGTACATACTGATAACAATTTTACTACTGCAGAACAAACTAAATTAGCAGGTATTGAAGCAGGTGCTGAAGTTAATGTAAATGCTGATTGGAACGCTACAAGTGGTGATGCTCAAATTTTAAATAAACCTACAATACCTTCTTTAACAGGATATGTACCTTATACAGGAGCTACAACTAATGTAAATTTAGGAGAGTACGAAATAAAAGCAGGTCAAATTACATTTGATACTTCACCAACAGGAACTGCTGCAGTAGCTACTACAAGATGGAATGATACTATAGGAAGTGCAGAAACTACTTTAAAAGGTGGTAGTGTAGTATTAAAAAATGGAGTTGATTTAGTTGCAAGAGTAGTTAATAAAGTAAGTCCTAATACAACTTTAACTAAAGCAGCATATCAAGTAGTTAGAGTTACAGGGGCTCAAGGTCAAAGATTAGCAGTTGATTTAGCTCAAGCAAATAACGATAATAATTCAGCTGATACTTTAGGAGTAGTTACTGAAACTATAGCTGCTAACCAAGAAGGGTTTATTTTAACAGTAGGTCAAATTGAAAATATAAATACAACAGGTAGTTTGCAAGGTGAAACTTGGGCTGATGGTGATGTACTTTATTTAAGTCCTACTACAGCAGGAAAAATGACTAATATAAAACCTACAGGTGCAACAGGTCACATAGTAATTTTAGGTTATGTAGAATATGCTCACTCAAATCACGGTAAAATCTATGTAAAGATAATGAATGGTTGGGAGTTAGATGAACTTCACAATGTATATATTTCTAGCATTGCAGATAAACAATTATTGTCTTATGATAGTGCAACATCACTTTGGAAAAATAAAAGCGTTACAACAGCTGATATTGCAGATAGCACTAATAAAAGATATGTAACTGATGCTAATTTAACTACTATAGGAAATCAATCAGGTACTAATACAGGAGATGAAACTACTGCAACAATTAAAAGTAAATTAGGTGCAGCAACTACTTCAACTGATGGTTATTTAACTTCTACAAATTGGAATACATTTAATAATAAACCTGATGAATTACAAGTAGCTTTATTAAGTCAAGTATTTTCATAAAAATAAATAAAAAATTATGCCAATAAGCAAACAATTATTAAGCGGTTCAACAGGTGGAATGCCTATTAAAGTAGTAGCAACTGCAACTACAGGAACAACAATACACGCAACAGGAACAAGTTCATCAATTATAGATGAAGTTTGGCTTTATGCCACTAATACTTCTACTTCTGCAGTAACTTTGACTATTGAATACGGAGCAACAACTGCACCTGATAATAATATAGTTTTAACTATTCCTTCAAAAAGTGGTTTATCAATTTGTGTAGCAGGTTTAGTTTTAGCAGGTACAGGAGCAGCAGCAAGAACTATTACAGCTTTTGCAAGTTCTGCTAATGTTATTAATATAATAGGTTTTGTAAATAGAATTTCATAATGAGTAGATTTGATTTTAGAATAAGAAGAGGTGAAATATTTAATATAATTCAACAAGGTTTTGATGTTGATACTATTGCTTTTATAAATAGAGTTATTGCAGCAGGTGGGAGTTTATCTGCAACAGAACAAAATGCAGTAAATCAATTAGTATTAGATTTAAAAAAATATAATCTTTGGTATTCTATGAAAGCTGTTTATCCTTTTGTTGGTGCTTCAGCAGCTGCTTGTTCTAGGAATTTAATAGCTCCTTTATCTAATGGTACTTTTACAGCAGGATGGACTTATTCTTCAAATGGAGTTAATGGTAACGGAACATCTGCTTTTTTTAATACAAATTTAAATCAATCTGCTTCTTTATCTGCTTCTAATAATCATATAAGCATTTATTCAAGGACTGATTTAAATGGTATAGGTGTTTATGTAGATTGTGGTATAACTAATAATACTTCATATTCATTTAATCAAATATCTATTAGAACATCAGGAAATTCAATTTATGAAAATGGCTCTCAAGTTATTTCATTAGCTAATGCTAATTCTTTAGGTTTATATATTGGTACTTCAACATCAACTACAAGTGCTAAATTATATAAAAATGGTTCTTCAATAGGAAGTAGTACAACTACTCAAGCAAGAACTTTATTTAATAATAATATTTATATAGGATCTACTTGTTTCTCAACCACAAATGCAGGTTTATATTTTACAACTAGGCAATATGCTTTTGCATCTATAGGTGATGGACTTAATGATGCACAAGCTTCAGATTTATATACAGCAGTACAAAATTTTCAAACATCTTTAGGTAGACAAGTATAATGGAAGGAATAATTTTAACAATAGAACAAAAAGAAAATATACAAGGAGTTTTATTTTCTCCTTATATAATGTTTAATTGCGTACAAGATATTAACGATAATTGGTTTACTTTTCTAACTGATGAAGATAAAGAAATCATAAAACAAACTGATTTTAAATGGTTATTAGATTGTGAGATAAAAGAATATACTCCTAAAACAATTAGTTTACTATAATGAAAACATATCTTAATTACATAATAACTGGTTTGGTATTATTTTTTGCTCCTATACAAGGTTTGTTAGTAGCAGTTGCTTTTGGTATAATGTTAGATACTTTTACAGGAATCTTTAAGAGTATAAAGTTAAACGGATTGAAGTCTATTCGTAGCCGTAAATTATCTAATGTTATATCAAAGATGCTTTTGTATCAAATATCAATTATCAGTTTATTTGTAATAGATAAATTTCTTTTAAACGATCTTATTAATTTACATTTTAGTACTAAGTTTTTATTTACAAAATTAGTATCTATTATTTTAGTGTTTATTGAATTAGTTTCAATTAAAGAAAATATAGAAGAAGCTTTAAATGTAGATATTTGGAAAATGCTTAAAAACTTAATGAAAAGAGCTAAAGAAGTTAAAACTGATATAGATAGTTTAAAATGATAGTAACTAAAAATTTAACGCTAGAAGAATTAATATACTCTGATACTGCAAAAGCTAAAGGTATAGATAATAGCCCTACAAATGAGCATTTAAAGTATTTAATTGAAATAGCTAATAATATATTCCAACCTTTAAGAGATGCTATAGGTAAACCAATTAGAATTTCAAGTGGTTATAGAAGTGAAAAGTTAAATAAAGCTGTAGGTGGATCTAAAACATCACAGCATAATAAAGGTCAAGCTTTAGATTTAGTAGCTACTTCAGGCTTTACTAATAAAGATATATTTGATTATATTAAAAACAATTTAGATTTTGACCAAATGATATGGGAGTTTGGTACAGATAAACAACCAGATTGGGTACACGTTTCTTATAATAAAGGTAAAAACAGAAAGCAAATATTAAAAGCAATAAAAAAAGATGGTAAAACTTTATATATTAATTATTAGTTTATTTTTATTTAGTTGTGGTAGCAGAAAAGCTATTGTAAATAAAGCAGAAATTAAACAAGAAACTTTAAAAGAAACCACTACAACTTTAACTGATAGTAGTAATGTTACTATTAAATACGATATAACTACAGATTTACTTACTGTATTTGCTAAAGATACTTTAAAACCATTTACTTATAATGGTAATACTTATTT